GTGTCATTGACGATCACGCCCGTGTTGGTGAACTTCACGATCTCGACAGACTGACCGTCTTCGATGGTGAGGTACACGTAGTTGCCGGTACCGATAGCGAAATATGCGCCACCCCCCGTCGCCAACGGCAGCTGCAGCGAGCTAGGCGTGATCGCCGAACGCAGCGTCGTACGGGCAAAGTTCGGAATAACGATCAGTACTTTCTCCTAGATGTCGCCGACGATGCCATCGCCGGTAATGTGGAACGGTGGTTGGCAGGCAAGGTTACAGTTCTCCAACGGCTCCGGTACCACCGGGTCCGTCGTCTCGAAATAGGGTGCAGGCAGCCCGCACTCCGACGACGGGACCGACTCGCACGCAACGCCACCAACGACTCCCTCGCCGACGGTGTCCAGCATGCTGCATTCGCCCGCGCCGCACGTCTCGGTAGCCATCTCGTTGTAGAACGAATCGACGATGATCGAGCAACGCGGAATGCGGAATTTAACTGAGAAGCAGTAGTCGCAGTCGATGTACACGTCACCGACGTACAGCCCTGGGCACGCCTCGTTGAACTCCGAATCCCAGTAGAACCCAAGGAACCCGTCAGCAGTACGCTGGAACGCGTTGTAGCACCCGATCACCGTCTCGCACCCGCGCAGGCGGATCTCGATGTAGATGTGCATGCGCGTAGGATCGACTTGCGCCGGGAAGTACACGCTCGACAGCATGCGAATGAACGTCTTACGCACGTTGGGCGTGATCTCGACGTAGTCCTTCGTCGCGTACCGGCGATGGCGTCCACAGCACGCGCCGCAGTAGGGCACGCACCACGCTGCATCCGACGTCGGCCCCGGCTGCAGCAGCGGGGGCACGAAGCAATTAATCGTCTCGCAGGGTTGGCAGTGGCTCATCATCGCTTCCTAAAAATACGAACCACGCATCAGCAGCGGACCAGTCGTGCGTTCGAGCACCCGCTTGTTCTTCGCCCGCGTAACCCCCGCCTCGTACAGGTTGAAGCAGCGGTTAGCCAGCCCTTGGTTGGTGTACTCCTGCTTCGGCTGCTGCAGGAGCCGCGACGCTGCACCCCACGCGATCGTCTCACCAAACTCCTGATACAGGATGTCGGGAAACTCACAACACTCCAGCAACGGCGCGAGCCACAAATGCAGCTTGACCCACGTCTCGCACACGGGGTACGGCACTGGGTTGAACCACACCGTACGATCGTCGGGGATCGAAATATTCCAGCCGCCGCATGCGCACGTACGCGATGCGATCGACGTCTTGTATTTCGTCTTGTCGAGTTCCACCATGTCGATCGCCACGAGCCGTGTCTGCTCGGGTACGTCGATGGGGTAGTCAGGCACGCCGGTCTGCAGCGTGAACTCCGCCTCGTGCTTCCACACACCCGCACGTTCGGAGAGATCGATGATGGTCTGCTGAACCGATAGCTCGGCATCAGCTTGGGCGGCGGTAAACGCGCCCTTGACACGTGTAAGCGCTACGAAATCATTGACTGGGCGCGCCACTCATTGTCTCCCGGGTCTTCGCTGCGACAGGCACTGCATCCTTGTCGCGCGGTGGCAAGCCGAGAAACTGATAGAACGCCTTGTAGTGCGCCTGCGACTTCTGGAACGAGTCGGACGACTCGCTGTCGCGTGCGAACGCACGGTATAGCATCCACTCCAACAACGCCGAACGGTACGTCTCCGGGGTCGTGTTGGCCATGACGACTGCATCCGTCTCGACCGTTATCACGTTCGGAGCGCGCCGCACCAGCGCCATCACCGCAGGCATAGGATTCACCGTGGGCGCAGGCGGATCGACGGAATAGAAGGTATCGTTCTCGGGGTGTACGGTATACGACCGAACCACATAGCCAACGCCATAGGCAGGCGTGCACGCAGATCGGCCAAGCGCACGGGCCGCAGTGAACGAACCCGCATTGACTGGTTCGCCTTCGGTGCCGTCGGGGAGGAGGTTGTACAACACGTCGATCAACTCGGTAAACTCACCGGGCACCGTTTGTCGCGAGCCAGGAGCCAGCCGCAGAGGCTCGAACACGGTGAACAGCGTTGGCTTCAGCGCCGACATCACCGAGATTGCATCGGTCAGATACTCCGCGAGGTTCTCCTTCGTCCACCGCACATAGTCGAGATCGTTAAGCTCGATCGAGCACGCGTAGAAAAGGGAACTCGCGAGAAGTGCCATGATCAGGTCGGAAACCCCGTTGCGGGTTCGGCTGCCACCACCGGCTGCGGATTCTCCAGCGTTGCCAGCGCCGCTTCGAACTCCTGCGGACTGTAGTTCGTAAGCTCGCCCAGCGTGATGTTGAGCTTGCGCGCCAACTCCAGCCGTTCTTCCGGCGTGTACTTGAGCGGCGAGCGAAACACCGGCTTCGGCGACGCCGACACCTTCTCCGGCTTGGCGCAGTACTGCAACGTGCCGTTGGCCACAAGGTCATCCAGAAATGCGTTGTACGGATACACCTGCTTGCCATCGGTCACATACTTGCCCACCTCGGTTGCCGTCTGCATTACCACTCCTTGGTCGTAGAAAGACGGCAAGGGCCGAAGCCCCCGCCGCCTAAAGGTACATCACCCACTTACTCGGTTACGCGTTGCCGTTGAAATCGTACGAGCCCCAGTCGACCACCTCGGCTTGCACGATCACGAACAGATCCGACAGTGCGTTACCGGATGCCGGAACCGCCGTGACTTCCAACGACACATACGAATGCACCAACAGCGACGAGTCGACCCGCGTGCTGAAGAAGATGCCTTCCGTCGCGCCGATCGCGTTCACCGCCAACGGCGAGTTTGACGCTGCCGTAAGAGCGATCGACGACTCCGCCGGGGAACCCGGGCAAATGTCGGTACGACGCAACGCCGTCATCACGAGCCCGGTCTTGGGGACCACGACGTTGACTTCGACGAACTCCAGACGGCTGTAGGGCGTGATCGCGATGAGGTTGAGGAAATCCCCCACCTCGACGTCCGTGTCGTTGCCCAGCAGGTTCTGGTACCAGCAGTAGTCCTTCTGGTCCGGATTGGAGTCCAGCCCACCGAACGGGACGCGCGGTGAGAAGTTCAGCTGGCGGACGATGGCGTAGTCGCGCGAACGCTGGTGGTCCGCGTACCCCTCGACATCGCAAGGGGTGTTCGACGGCATCATCAGGTTGTTGCTGTTGCCGCCCTGCCCACCCATGAACAGGTTGTATTCAGCCATGATTCAATGTTCCTTCTGTGAAGTGGTGGGTTAGCCGAACGTGACGTAGCCGCCCGCAAGACCTTCCGCCTGGATGACCTTGGAGCCGTACACGGTCATGCCTTGCAGGTAGATATCCCACGAGTCCTTGTCATTGTCGATGATCCGCGTCTCCTCGATCTGCATCGCGAACGCGGTGGCACCACGCCAGCCTGCGACGATCTCGTAGACGACATCCGAACCGTCCGTCGTGCTGAAGACGTTGTGCGAGATGTACACGTCGAATCCCGCGATCTTGGCCGGGATCTTGCCATTGAGGATGGCGTTCGACGCGACTTCGCAGCACGCACCCGCGAGCCCCGCATTATTCGCCAGCATCGGCGAATTGAGCAGGATCGGCAGCGCGACGTCGGGGAGCACGATGAACAGGTCTTCCATCGGCAGGCACTGCTCGCGCAGCACGCCAGCCACCTGGGTGAGGAACTGCCAGATGTTGTCCGACGTGAGTTCGACCGGCGCGCCAACTTCGCCGAGGTTGTACGACTGGGTGCGCACACCCGCCGTTGCACCCTTGTTGGTCGGGTCCGCTTCGACGTACATCTTGGCGAGCAGTTCCTGATCGATCGCCTCGCCGATGTTGTACGACGCCGACTTCAGCAGCGCGGTCTGCCACGAGTCCCAGTTGCAGATCTGCTTGACGTCGACCTTGGCGATCTTGACCGAGAACTCCAGTTCCTTGTCGACGACCATTGTGATCGGGCAGGTGTCGATCGTATCGTGCTTGATCGTGCTGTCCTTCTGGCCGCGACGCACGCGTACGCGCGGGGACCGGAAGAACGTGATCTGGTCGCCACACTTGTTGAGTTCGCCGGAGTACTCCGTCGTGGTGATATCCGCGTAAGTCGATGAGCAGTAGAACTGCTCGACCAACTTCGACGAGAACATCGGGGGGATGAGGGAACCCGAATATTGCGGGTACCCAGATGCAGCAGGAAGTGCCATGGTTGGATGCTCCTTGGAGGTTACCGAAGTTCTGTATCCATATCGACGTTACCCGCTTGGAGCGCCTGCTCCCAGCGAGCCCGGTACGCATCCCAGTCCTGCTTCGACATCGTCTTCGACGTCATGGCCCGAAGGTTCGCCTTATATTCCGACGCCTTCATCTTGGGCACAGCGGGGGTAAGGGGTGCATCGGCGGCTGACTTTGCAGGGACCGCCAGAGAATCCAACGTTGGCTTTGCTTCCGCGTCGTAGAACGCGCCCAGGATGGCACGGATACCGTCAGCATTGTTCTGCTCTCGATACACCTGCAGGAGATTACCCAGCCGATACCCACGCCCGGTGTCACGCTTCAAGTAATCCTGCCACTTGGGCGTTTGGCGTACGGATTCGAAATTGGGAAAGTGCGGCAGGATCTCGGAGCGAAGGAACTGATCTTCGCGCTGACGGGCGGTGTTGAAATCCGCCACTTTCGCCGACTTCTCCAATTGGGGAATCTTTGCGTCGATGTCCTTGACGCGACCCAGCAACCCTTCCATGTGCTTCATCTGCGCAGCCAGCGGACGAAGCGCCGCAGCCATGCGTTGTTGCACGATACGTTCCACGAAGTTCTGCGAGTCCGCACCAAACTGCTCGATCTGTTCCTTGGTGGGGCCTGCATCATCCAGCTTCGTCACCACCTCCTCGACTTGCGACTTGGTGCCACTGGCTCGCGCCTCAGCA